AACCCCTGCCCTGCTTTTCCTCGGGCAGCAGATATGAATCTCTATCTTGTCTTCATCTTTTGGTTTTAAAAAAACCAGCGTTTCTTTTGCGTAAAGATAAAAACAGTTGATGTCCTGTATATCTATAGCCTCAAACCCCAAGTCCTTAATAATTGACCTATCTTGAAATATCGACAATGCTGTTTGCTTGTCGCACCTTTCCAAGCCGTCTACATAAAGACTGAAATCTATACCGCTATCCATCCTTTTGTCCTGTCACCACCGATATCTGGCAACATCTTTCGGTACTGTATGGATCCGGCGCTTCCAGCACTATCTAAGTATAAACTATACTGCCTTGCCTCTACCACGCCTTCCGGGGAGCCAGATCCCACAATCGGAATACCTAGCGTAGCATCCTGTGTGAACTGACGGAACGGCTGTGTCATGGTCCCGTTGGCGTCCACTATCGGCTGGGCTACGTTAAGTCTTGGGCTTGCCATTATCCCACCAGATCAGCAGTCAACTGAATGATCACCGGCTTCACCGGGTCAGACAGCGTGAACCTGAACATCTCAAACCGTGACGCGCTACCATTCCTGCGCCAGATACACCGGCGGTTGTATTCACCGATCTTGCCCATCGCCCTCTGTCTGGATGCGCTCCAGCGTTTTCCATCAACGCTTCTTTCCATAGTCATGACTGGGTCGGTGGCGTCAGTGTTACCAACACCTGACTCGACGGTTAGCTCGATCATCGGCACGGTGAACCTTTGCATGTTGTTCTGAAAGGGCTGTGTAACGACCGTGCGCACAATATTGCTTCCGTATTCGGTATAAACATCTGGATCAAGATGACCAATCCTGCCGTCATTTATGTCACCACAGAAAACCTTGTTATAGGCCTGAACCATTGACGCGACACGATACACTGACTGTTCGCTCTGAACACGGGACTTTCTCTCATGCCATCGGCCAGAGATCAAATCGTAGACAAGGCAGGTGTTGTAAAGCGAGAACCCGACAAAGTATGCGCCCTTTTGTGCATAGGACCAAGCATATATTGTTGATAACTGGTCGGCGGTCAGGTCTTGCAGGATGGAGTCGATGGCGGTTGTGGATATCTTCTGTACTGTATTCCCGTTCAGGCTCCAGATCGCGGGTGACTCGTTTGCGCCACCACCAATGAATACAAATGTGTCCTGAGTGTTAATTGGACTGAATGGAGCCGATACGCCCTTTGATAAGAACAAACCAGTCCTCTGAAACGGGAAGTCGGCACCACCAATGTTCTGGAAAGCCTCGATGGTTTGTGATCCAGCAATAAATAGCTGGTTCTTAAATACAATCGGGGCAACAATGTCATCAGGATCAGACTCAGCGGAACCGAAGTCCAGAGCAGAATACGAAAGCCCATCATTCAAAGCAGACACAATAAACTTCTTGGAGTCGGTGGTGCAGCAGAAATACCCGTCAATGAAGACCACATACTGGGGATTGCCGTTTGCAGTGAAATCGGAATCGGTAATCTGTGCAAATGTGTCTGTGGAGTGATTGTAGATATAGCCATTCCCGCCGGGGACCAGCACCATTAACTGGGTGCCATTGTCCGCCATCGAAACCCGGCCAGTACCAGCCACTGTTCCAAGCGCCGTCAATGTATATGTTGCAACATCATCAGTGATAGTTTCGACCATCTTGTACAGCTTGTTTCCGTTCACAAAATACGGAACACCAGCCATCTCATGGCCGCCACGGTTTGTCTCAAGCTCGCTTGATATGGCAACCTGATTCAAGCCCGGAGTGCCAAACAATGTCTCCTGACTCAACGCCTGAGTCTGGACGATGTTCGGATACCAGTTGACACATTCCTGCGCAGAGATCGGCAGGGAGTCACTGATATATGATCCGTTGGCTATTGGTAGCTGGATAATCGGCATCAAAGCGCCCCAAGGATGGCATCTTTAACTATGATGTTGTCGGTTGTAGATTCGTTTCTGACATACAGTTCAAAGTAATCAGAAGCAGAAAGCTCGTAATTCAGGAATGTCACAATCTGCCGTGGTAATCCAGCAGAGACTGTTGTGGATTGCTTGGTTGTGGCCACCACAGAGCCATTCACAGCGATGTAAACACTAATCAGGTGGTTTGACCCACTAGCAACATCAACCGTCACCAGACCATTTATGACGTGCCTGCCGGTGTCTCCGGTGTGGATAATCTTCCCGGTGGTGTCACCTGAATAACCGCTTTCATCGCCAACAACAAACGTCCCAGCCGCCTTGACCGGGGTAGCCGTGCTGGATATGACTGTGGCAGTTGAGTTGCCGCTCATCGTGACGGTTGCGTACTCACCGGTTTCCCTAGACGCGATCGTGATGTAGTTGTCTGTTGCTGTCACAGTAATACCGTCACCGGCAACAATACTAGCAATGACCGGGCTGGCCGCACTAGCACTCAGCAGTACAGGGGATCCAGTTGTATCAACGCTGAAGTTATGGCTGATCTCAACACCGTTCTCAGCAGAGACAGTTGATGTAATCCCTGATCCGTTCTCAATGTTGCGGATTTTATTTACAGTCCCATCAACATCAAGTATTGCCGTACCAGTGACAGCGCCATCTTGAACAATAGACCCGGTAACACCTAAGTTGGCCACAAAGTTATCGTATGAAATCTTGTAGTTCGTGCCATTGACAAAGTAATCAAGAAACGAACCAGCATCAACCGATGCCTTGGCTACAAAATCACTTTTCTTTTTGCCGTTCGCTCTATCAACCATTGGTGTTTTGCTCCAAGCCAATCGCCCCAGTAGTCTCGGCAAGAATGCTCGCTTCTGAGTCCGGGTAAAAATGAGTATTGAATGCCTGACCGTTCCCCTCGTTGCCTGAGCCGACAGGGAGTGTGGCAGGGAACGCAGTGGCCCCGATCCTTTGACCGAGTACCCGCATGGTCTGTAAGCCATCAC